ACCCAAAATCCGTCGATGACATTAAAGAAATCCGGATCGATACCCGGTGTCAGGACTCCGGCAGGGAAATTCGCTGCATTTGTATCTCCGAACCAAGCATGACGGAACACCATCTTTTTCAGGTCTTTGGCGATAATATCCTGAAGGAAAGTGAATATGTCGGTCTTGGTCAGATCGTACATATCGACACCGCAGTTAATCGACAGTTTCATCAGCGTATCAGCCAGTTCATCGACGCACATATCGATTATCAGTTCAAGGTAACGGGGCGCCCATGTCTTTTCCGTTGCCGGGAGTTCGTAACACTGTGCGACAGGATTACAGGCTTGTGCAGCCTTGCCGACAAGTCCGAACGATCCGGGAATCGTCCCGATACGCTTGTCATTTTTAATCCCGGTGACAAGTGTATGAAATTTCGTCAGTTCCGGGGCTAAAAGTACAGCTTCAACGACCAGTTCATTCAACGACCTGATCTCGTCGGCCGAAAAATGAAGATTATCAAGATTGATTGTGTGACCACACACGGGAGATGTTTGTGACATTTTTATTCAGTTTTAGAGTTAGACAATTTTTCCTTGATTTCCCGGACACGGGCGAGATTTATGTCGCCGACTTTATCAACGGAATTGACCTGTGAACGGACGCCGGGCTTCCATGAGTTTTTCAGTTTCGTCAGTTCATCGACTAACGCCTTCGCTTCTGTTTCCTGCTGACGGAACGATGCTTCGGCTGACTTTGCCAGTTCTTTTTCTTTTTCAGCATCTTCGAGTTTCTTCGTCAGTTCTGCGATCTGTTGTTTGGCAGATTCCAGTTCATCAGTTTCAGGCTCACGGATCTCGGTTATCTTGCCTTCGGCAACGACGATAACTTTTCCGTTCTCCATCGTATATTCACCGTCCGGCGATGCGGTATCACCGACAGCAGGTTCACCTTCCGTCTTTTCGATCGTCAGTTCAGCCCCGTTAACGTCGGTCAACGTCATGTTTTCGGGCTTCACCCTCGAAAAGTTCTTCATTTTCAGGAGCGCACTGTCAAGTGTGGATCCTAATTTTTCAAAAAAAGCTTTTTCATCCATTTTGAAATTATTTTTCAGGTTAATATAAGCGTAAGCCATTATTGGTTCCGTGATTTTCGTGGCAAATCCAAGCGACAGCATATCGTCAGCTGAAAGTTTTGTATTTTCCTTCATGTATTCAGCCAGTTTCTCGGCCGATGACCCGGTACGGTCGACGTAAAATGACAGGATTTTTTCTTCTTCCTGTTTCAGCGATTCGGCAAGTTTTTCGAGGTCGCCCGATTCGTACTGGTCGGCCAGTGTATACGGCGGGATAAACGGATTATGGATCAGGCCGTCAGCATTTTTAAGCATTTCACGTTCTGATCCTGCAAGGAATATGATCGTGGCGATACTGTAAATTTTCCCTTCACCGATTGTACGGATTTTTTTCCCGGAGTTCATCAGCAGGTCGGTTATCGCCCACCCTTCCTGAACATCACCGCCCCGGCTGTTGATCCGGACGACGAATTCGTCAGCATCTGCATTCTCGTCGACGAATTCCGATACCAGTTTCGACGAAATATTCTCCGTATCATCGAAAAACATACCGCCCGGAACGTTCTCGCCGATATCACCGTAGATTTTAAGGACTGCTGATTTCATTAACACTCCATTACTTGATAATACAGGAAATCGTCGATCAGATGACCGCCATCAGCATCAAGATTGTAAGGATTGTATTCCGTATGATACAGGAATTGTTCCATTTGGATCGTTCCGAGGGTGTTATAAGCCCAACATAACGTGTCACTCATGGCATAGAATTTAATTATTCAAAAATCTGATCAAAGATATGATCGTCACGAAATAAATTACTCCGTATAATCAAGGAGCAAGGATCCCGTTCCCGTGAACGATCAGCTGACACCCTTTCTGATTCAGGGCGGAACGCAGATTAGCGAAATGCAATTTTATTTGTTTACAAAGTATCTTATCCAATCTCGGATGATTCGTCAGGTCAACGCCGTACAGGTGGATTTCCGTCCCGGCGTGTTCCCGCCATGCGATCTGAACGGCGATGAACGGACTGCAGAACGACTTCCAGTATCCCGGAACATCGAGGTTGATATAGCGATCCGGGTATCCCGGCAGGATTTTTATCTTCCGGAAATCCGGACGTGAGTCCCACGTTACGATCTGACTGTAAAATATATTCGGTGTCGACTGATTGATCACACGCAGTCTTTCAGGTGTGAACGCTGTAGGCTTGTCTACACATACGATAACATCAGTCCTGATATGTTTATATATGTCATTCACTCCGATCGTGAGATCGAAAGAAACCGACTGATCCTTCGGAAACAGGCCGATCGACGGTCCTAACCCCAAAACTGCTATCGTTGCCATCCGCCCTCGATTTCAGGTAATCCGTGACTGCGTCTTTCTTTCCTCGTCCCTGCAGTATCGTGCTTTATGTACTCGCCCGGTACGGCAGACCATACCCACCCGTGTCCGGCTGTATGTCCGAGTCCGGGAAATACCTTGATGATCCTGTCGGTCAGTCCCTTGCGGTGTATGTCCAGTGCAGCCTTGAAACACGGTGCGCCGTGATGGACGTACGGGTGAAATCTGTGGTATTGACTGATCTGCAGAAGGTGAAAAAACGGGTGCAGCATATACATGAACGGCTTCCCGGCGTGTGTCGGCTTTGCCCCGTACTCGAATCCGTCGAATGCTGTCTTTTCCGTATATCCGACGCCGTACGTGTCCGGTTCCATCATGTCGAGCATCTGTTGTACTGGCGATTTCACCATAACGATATCGCTATCGAATATCAGGGCGAACGGCGTATCGCAATGCCCGATCCCGAAGTGCATCCCCCGCCCGTGACCGATATTATATCCAAGACGGTATACGTCCGTCCGTTCATCGGCCAACGACTGGACGTACTCGAAACACGGATTCCGGCGTGACGATCCGTCGACGATAATCAGTTTCATATCAAGGTGGAAACGCCTGACAGATTCAACGCTTTTTTTTATTAAGGATATCGTATCGTGGCTGACTGTGATACCTGTAATATCTTTCGTAATATTGTGCGTCATCGCCTATCAGTTTTCGTAAATGATTCAGTTTATCGTCGGCCGTCATCTGCATCAGCCGTCCATGCCCGGCACCGATCCCGGCACGACCGGGCATCCCTTTCATCCCGATAGCAAGGTCATTCTCCCGGAACAGGAATTTGTTCGTCGCCAGTCGCCAAAATTCAGCATCAATAAATCGGTGTTTATGACAGCCGATCATCAGCGGGATCAGTTCCGGCGTGAACGCTGTCTGAAACAAACTGGCATGAACGGTATTCATGTTAACGATATATCGGCGGTGGACGACGTTGTAATAAATCGTCCGTGTTTCACCGATGGCATGATATTTTCCGAGATTTGCCATCATCCGTTCAAGGTACGTCGGGCGGTAATAATCATCATCCTCGATTATGAAAACGCATTCGACCTGTTTCAGATCATAACGTTCGGTCAGGAATTTCAACCCGGCCGACAGGTTCCGTCCCTGTGTATTTTGTCCCTGCATCCACTGAGGACGTGGATAAACTTTTTGGATTTCCCACCCGTCACGGAAATTTTCTTTGACCTGATCCGTCGTCGCCGGGATCGCATCATCGACGATAATCCACAGGACTTTTCCGGCGTACGACTGCCGTTTCATGAACGCTGAACACAGGGAAAATTGACCTGCCCGTGCCCCGGTTAGCGTGATAAGTACGATCATCTTACAGTTTTTATCGTTTTTAATAGTAGCATATCTAATTTATCGTAGGAACGATTTTCGTATATCAGTAATATGTTTATTCAGCTTTAAAAAGATAATGTTTTTCGCTGAGTATCAGATAATTATAGGGCATATATATTTAAATATGTTAATATGTTAAAACTTTATTTTCAGCAGGTTTCCGTACCATTCCTGCGTCCTGATATCGGTCAATTCCGCCCGGTTCCACGTCCAGTTTTTGTCCCGCCCTTCGAGATAATGAACGCCATAATTTCGATCAAGCCCGGCGTTCCATGCTAATTTCCGACGACGAAAAGTTTCCTCACGTTCCGATTTCGGCTTACAGTTTCCGTAATTCAGCAGTACGCCTTCGGATGCAAAAACTCGTTTTCCGGGAATCTGAATCGAATCGGCTTCGAAATTGAACGGTTCCGTATATTTCGCAATTATCTCAAGACGGCTGATCTTACGACCGTAAAAATACTGATCCCGTAACGGTAACTGGAACCGTTCGCCCGTATTAAAAATATTCCAATGCTTGACAGAAATCATATTGTACCCTTCGGCATCGGCACGTTCTATTTCCTCACGTATCGTCCCGGCAAAGACATACAGGACGTCGATCCCGCAGTAAACAACCCAATCAGGCTTGACGGCACGGATATCATTGACAAGCGATGCCTGTAATTTTTTTAGGTTAAATTGCCCTTTCGTGTCTTTCTGCCGTGTCCGGACGCCGTTATCCGTAAGATACTGGTACGTCCCGTCGGTTGAAAAATTGTCAATGATATTCAGTTCACAGCCCTGACTTCGGTAATACGCAATCATCGGCTGAAGGTATTTTCGTTCGTTGTATGCGAACGCAACGGCAAGTATTTTCATAAAATATCTGTTATCGGTTTGAATATCACGCCGAGATCCGTGAGTATCTTTTCTGACGAAACGTCGAATCGCCGGATATCGCCCGGCAGTGGATCAGCGTA